CTTCACCGGCCTGAGCGACAACCGCGTCCAGAAGCTGAAGGGCGCCTATGACGCCGGCGACATCACCGTCGTCGCCGCCTGGGGCCCGCGTGATGCTGGCCAGGTCGCCGCCCGCGCCGCCGCTGCCACCAAGTTCGGCTACGCGATCAAGGTCGTCTTCGAGGACAGCCCCGACAGCAACGACACCGACTCCACCTTCTACTTCCACGCCAGGGTGATGAGCGCGAAGAAGTCCGGTGGCGGCGCCAACGACGTGCTCAAGGAGACCTACACCTTGGCCATCGACACGGTGATCTACGCCAGCCTGTCGGCCGACGTCTCCTAACCCCATCCACCCCAGCCTCGGGCGCCGGCCAACCCCGGCGCCCGCTTTCTCAGGATCTCCCCCATGAACTTCGACAGCATCGCCGCCAAGATCGACACCAAGAGCGCCGCCAACGAGGGCGCGAAGATGGAGGTCCGCGACGCCGCGGGCGTCCTGCTGACCAAGCCTGACGGCACGCCCATCACGATCACCCTCCTGGGCCGCGACAGCGACACCTTCGTCAAGCAGGAGAACGCCAACACCAACCGCCGCCTGGCCCAGGGAACGCGCCTGAAGCTGACCGCCGAGGCGCTGAAGTCTGAGGCCATCAGCCTCCTGGCCCGCTGCACCGTCGCCTGGGACTTCGACGAGGACTGCACTTACGAGAACGCCCGCGAGCTCTACACGCGCTTCCCGGCGATCAAGGAGCAGGCCGACGAGTTCATCGCTGACCGGGCCAATTTTACGAAGGCCTAGCCGAGGCCCTGATCGGCTACGCGGAGGCCTTCCTAGCCGCTCCAGATGGCGAGACCGACGAGGCCCCGCCCGAGGACTTGAAGCCGCTGTGGATGGCCTTCCTGCAACTCTCTGCCCGCCGGCAGTCCGGCATGGCGGTGAACCCCCTGACCTATAGCGAGCTCGAAGCCTTCTGCCGCCTGACCAAGGTCGAGTTCTCGGCCTGGCAGGTGTCGGTCCTGATGCGCCTCGACGACCTCGCCCTGCGCGTCTCGTCCGAGCGCAAGGACGGCAAGAAGCCGAGGACGCACACCGCGGCCACGGTTGAGCCAACCAAGGGCATCTCGCCCGTCCGCGCCATGCTCATTGAGCGCGCCCTCCAGAACCCGAACCTCACCAAGAGCCCAGGAGCCGCGAAATGACCGACTTCGCCAGCCTGGGCCTGCGGTTCGTCCCCGTCGATGACGGCGCCGCCAACAAGGCGCTGACCGACGTCGCGGCCAACTCGGCCAAGGCGGAATCGGCGACGAAGAAGCTGACCGCCACCCAGGCCGCAGCGGCCAACGCTCAAAAGGCCGTCGCTCAAGCCGCACAGGCCCAGGCGGCGGCGGTAGGGCAGATGGGGGAGGCGATGCAAGTCGCCGCGGCCCAGCAGGCGGCTTCGATCAAGGCGATGGAAAGTGCGGCCGCGCTTCACGGCAAGGTGGCCGGCGCGACCAAGATCACCGCTGCGCAGACGCTGAACCTGTCTCGCCAGTTCGCCGACGTGGCCGTGACTGGCGCCATGGGCATGAGCCCGCTGATGATCCTCATCCAGCAGGGTCCGCAGATCGGCGAGACCATCGGTGAGATCGCGCGGGATGCCGGCGGTCTTTCTGGTGCGCTGCGCCTGATGGCGACGAGCGCTTGGGCCGCGCTCGCCCCGTTCGCTCCGTTCATCGCGGCGGCGGGTCTCCTGGCGGCGGCCATCGGCGGCCCTCTGCTCATGGCGACCCACGAGCTCAACAAGGGCAACGACGACCTCCAGAAGCGCCTCGGGCTGACCGACGAGCAGATGAAGAAGGTCGGCAACACCTCGATCACCGTCGCCGACGTCATCCATGGCACGTTCAAGTACGCGGCCAAGGCCATCGGGGAGCAGTTCGCGCCTCAGATCACCTGGCTGCAGAAGGCGTTCGCCGCCGCCTACGAGTTCATCAAGAACGCGACCGTCTCGGCGGTGAAGGTGTTCGCCGGGCTCTGGGGTGCGCAGATCGCGGCCATCCAAGCGCTCTGGCACAACGTCAAGGCGTTCATGAAGGGCGAGCCCCTGATCGACGTCAAGGACGCGGCCCTGAAGGGCTACGCCGACGCCGTCGCTGGGGTCGACCGGACCATGAGCGGCCTGGCGAAGACGATCCGCGAAGTCCGCGACGCGCGCGTGATCGAAGCCGCCGGCACCGCGAAGGCGACCAAGGCAATCAACGAGCACATTAAGGCGGTCAAGGAGGACAAGGCCGTTCAGGGCGGATCGCCAGATGGGATCATCGAGGCCGACATGGCCAAGGCCCACTGGATGATCGACGAGATCAAGGCGACGTCTGTTGAAGGCCTCTCCAATGTAGCCGCTGAAGCGTCCAAGGCGTGGGAAGAGTACCAGGCTGAGGGCCAGCGTGTAATCGAAGGCCTCGGCTCCGACATCGAGCGCGAGTTCGTCCAGTCCGGCAAGCTGTCCTGGGACAGCATCGGCAAGTATGCCGAGCAGACCCTGCGCCAAGCCGTCTACGACTCCCTGCTGCGCAAGCCGATCCAGGTCATCATTGAGGGCGTCTTCGGCAACCTTGAGAAGCTGAAGACGGTCCTCGGGAATGTGCTTGGCGGCTCGCTCGGCAAGGTTCTCGGCGCGGCCGGCGTCGGGGCGTCCATCGGCCAGTCGATGGGGCTCGGCACCGGCAACACGCTCGCCGATCTTGGCTTGGCGGCCGGCGGCGGCGCGCTTGGCACCATGGCGGGATCTGCGCTCGGGACCTGGGCGGCCGCGGCGGCTGGACAAGCTGCGCTTACGGGCGCGTCGACGATGCTGGCCACGACGCTCGGCTGGCTCGCGCCGGCGCTTGGCCCCATCGGGGCTATCGTCGGTCTCGCCGCCGGCACGCTGTTCAAGAAAAAGCCCAGCAACAACGGCGCCCTGGCGACCCTGGACGGCAACACCTTCAGCCTGTCGGGCAACAAGCGGACCGACGAGACGTCGCAGATGGCGACCAACGCCGCGAACGCGATCCTGCAAGGCCAGTCGATCCTTCAGGCCGCCGGCATCAAGCTCGCCGCAACCGTCAAGACCATCGACATCGGCACCCGAGACGCGACCGACATTGTGCTCTCCGATGGCCGGGCCCTGACCTCTGCCGTGGGCGATGCGGCGGCGGCGGCCGAGACCGCCCTCAAGGCGGTGCTGGAAGGTGCGACCTATGCCTCCGAGGCGCAGCAGAAGCTCGTCGAGAGCATGCTTGCCGCCGGCAAGGGCTTCGACGACATCGCCGCGGCCCTCGACAAATACGCCCAGGCCCAAGGTCTCGCCGACCAGATCGCGCTTCAGATCCAGCAACTGACCGACCCGCAAGCCTATGACTTGGCGGTTCTGCAGAAGGCGCAGAAGGAGCAGCGTGACAGTCTGAAGGCGCTCGCCGATCAAGGCTTCCTGACGGCGGACCAATTCGCCTCAATTTCGGCCCAACTGACGACCCTGGAAGGCCTGCAGATCGCCAAGGTGATGGGAGCGGCCAACGACAACGCCGCCGCCATCCAAAGCGCCTCCCAGGCGCTGTCTGAGGCCCGCGACCGCGAGGCCGCGGCGCTGCAAGAGACCATCGACCGACTGCGCGGGTTCGCCGAGAGCCTGCGTCAGTACGGCGCGAGCCTGGGCTTGGCGGCGGCTGGCGCAGCCAGCCCGGCGGCGCTCTACACCCGCACCCGAGCCGCGTTCATGCGGACTGCTGCAGCGGCGGCGACCGGTGACGAGACCGCAATGGCCGCCTTGCAGGGCTCTGGGGAGGCCTATCTCAGCGCCTCCAAGGCCTACCAATCGACCTCGCTCGGCTACCTGCGGGACCTGGCTTATGTGCGCCAGGCGGTGTCGGCCACGGCTCAGACGGCGACCGAACAAGCCGACGCCGCGCAGCGCCAGCTCGACCTGATGAACAAGCAGGTCGACGCCCTGCTGAAGGTCGACGCTTCGGTCCTATCGGTGCGGGACGCTATCGCAGCGCTCTCGGCCGCCATGGGTGGAAAGGCGGCGGGCGGCTTCAACGCCTCGGGATACCTCTCCAAGAACCCGGACGTGGCCGCTGCCTATCAGACCTACCTGCAGAACCAGACCGGCTATGCGGTAGGCTACGGCGCCGGCCTGAGCGCTACCGAGTTCGCCCAGATCCATTGGGACCGGGGCGGCATGAACGAGGGCAGGGGTTTTGCGACCGGTGGCTCGTTCACCGTGGGCGGGACCGGAGGCCCGGACTCCCAGGCCTTCAACCTGCGCCTGACGCCCGGGGAGATGGTCAACGTTCGCCGGCCCGACCAAGTCGACAACGCCGCGGCCGAAGAGACCCGCGCCCTGCGCGAGCAGGTGGCCCAACTCATCGGCGTCACGGTCAAGATGGCGGGAGACATGGAGAAGATGCAGCGCACGCTGACCAACGTCACCCGTGGCGGAGACGTGATGCAGACTGAGGTCGCGGCCTGATGCGCGTCATCCCGCCGATCCAGGTGACGGATCTGACCCTGACCTCGTCGTCTTGCAACGAGCCCCACTCGACGGAGCAGGCCTATAACTCCGGCACGACCTACGCCAAGGGCGACAAGGTCATTGTCGGGGCGCCGTCCAGCACCGTGACGATCAGCATCGCGTCGCCGGCCGTGGTGACTTGGGCCTCCCATGGCCTGCCGGACGCCACGCCGGTCTATCTGACCACGACCGGAGCGCTCCCGACGGGGCTCACGGCCTCGCAGACCTATTACGTGGTCAACAGCGCCTCGGGGGCCTTCCAACTCTCCGAGCGCCCCGACGGCGCCCCGATCCGGACGTCTGGCTCCCAGTCAGGCACCCACACCGCCCACGCCTTCATCCACCGGACCTACGAGAGCGTCCAGGCCTCGAACACCGGCCACAATCCGCCGACCGACGATGGCACCTGGTGGCTTGATATCGGCCCCACGAACCGCTGGGCGATGTTCGACGTCTATCGCACGACGCGGACGGTCGATGCCTCTCCGCTCGAGGTGACAGTCACGGCCGGAGAGCGGGTCGATGCTGTCGGGGTTGTCGGGATCATCGGCGATAGCGTCGAGATCGAGGTCGTGGTGGATGCGGTCACGGTCTACACCAACAGCCGCGAGCTGAGCACGCGCGATGTCGTGAGCTGGTACGACTACTTTTTCAATCCCTTCACCTATCGGGAGTCCGCGGCGTTCTTCGATCTGCCGCCTTACACGGCGGCCGAGATCACTGTGCGGGTCCTCCGCGCGACGGGCGACGCCGGGTGCGGGGGCGTGATCCTGGGACGGTCGGCTTATCTTGGGGTCACCGTGAACAATGCCGTCTCGGACGCCCAGAACTTCTCGACCATCAACCGTGACGAGTTCGGAAACGCCACGCTCATCCCGCGTCGGACTGTTCCCAGGCTTCCCGTCACCGTCATCGCTGATCGGGCGGCCGTGAACAAGATCAGGTCGGTTCGCGAGGCGCTGAACGCAGAGCCGGCCCTCTGGT